GGCTCTCAGTTGGGGGCCTTTCTTGTTTGTTTTTTTTTTTTTTTTTTTTTTGTGTGGCAATGCCTTTACATCCGCATACCGGGTAGGACCGCCTCACATGATTTCACGAACCAAGCCTCCAAGCCTGGCCTCATCCAAGTTCGAGACACCGTTGACAACATCATTTACCAACGAGATTACCTCCGAACCCATCAAGCCTGCCCTGGCCTCAAAGAAAACGGTTAGATCATCGCGCCTACAAGCCCTCTCAGGCAAGAAGACGCGCTTAGCAACGCCATCCACTCCGTAACGTAGGAAAGCGCCCTTGGCGAACCAACCAAAGTCTGAAAGATCAACAGAACAGGTCGAAATGAGATCGAGATACCTCGCATAGAACAGCTTCGCCAGATCGGGAGCGTACCTGAACTCGTAAGCATAACTCAATGCCTTACCAGCCAAATACGTCTCGGACGAAACTGCCATGTTGCTAGTGGCTCGAACATTGAACCGGCACAAGGCCTTTCCCAACAGAGGAACCATAACATGGCCCTCCGGCGTGGGAATGAAGTTCCGGCTCAAAAAGCTGCAATCGCTAAGGTGCCGAAACACTTTAACTTTTGCATCCATGTGAGCCATTCGGGCGACGTGTTCGTACTCCCTCCGTATGTTTTTAACACGGGTAGAAAAAGGATTATCGAACCTCATTGTCATATCGTCTCCCAAAACAAGAACAACACCCCGCGCTCCAACGCGTAAACAAAAACAATAATTGATAGTCATGTTCCAAAGTGTGTTGCGGAACGTCGTAGACTGCGCACCAGTCGGCAACTGGTTTCTGACTAAGGCTCGCACTCCGTGCTTGTACGAAACAACACGGATGGTGTTAGCCCTCATCATCAACCCTGTCAACCAGCTGGGCGCACCGAACCGCAACAGCCACATGATTTCCATCATGTGGACGTCAACCACCTGTTTCATATCATTAGAACTGAAATCGCTCTCTATGTAAACAGCGTTGTCACCTGTGCCGCGCTCCATGGACTCAACCAGAAAATGTGGAGTGGTCTTGTAGCCACCAACATAACCAACGCCGTCCGGCCTGCGGTCGGCGAGCATGCTGGCGAACATACGCTGAGTGCACTCCTGCATAATTGGACCCAACAACGCATTATGGATGTCGGAACTCTGGTATATAATCCTTGGAGCCCAGTTAGAATCATGACGCTTGAGCAAAGCCTCCACCTTGACAAAAATCTGCTTGCCGGAAAATTGCTTATCCGTGCACTCTCTGAGATCAGGCAACCAGCGCAAATGCCGCTGTTGCTTGTCAGGCGGGAACTGCGAATTCCACGAGTGGAAACGTTCAACAGTCCAATCCACCTGCGAGTGCGGAAAAGGGCAGAACTTGTCAAGAAGGGCCTTGCTAGACTCCCAAAGCGCAGAATCACAAACTTCGTCCGTGTGATAATTACACCGCTTATCAAAAGC